TGAAGGAACGGGTTTTAATTAACCTTAGTATTTCAGGAGACAATCATGAACACCCTTTCTCTCATTAAAAAGCAGATTCAGAAAGCATCTGCAGTCCATGACGCACAGATTCTTCACACTGCATATCGTGGTGTGGTTTACGAACTCTGTGAAACTAAAGTAGAAGATCCTCATGGAACTTTCTGCTATCGTGGTCGCACTTACAACAAATGAATACTGGAGGGGTTATTGCAACCCCTCTTTTTTTATGATATAATTGTCCATGAATATACCATAAATATATGGACAAGGATAAACTAAAACTTATTGTTAAAAATCTTAAATCTCTAGTAAATACTTTAGAGTCTGAAGTTTATTCTGATATAAATTCTTATAAAATTGAGTTGCAACAAGACTCAAGTAAGTTTGGATTTAATTACGACTCTGGAGATGATGATGGATACCCAGATTGATTGGCGTTATAGTGATCAACGTATGGATCTTAGACAAAGATCTTTTCTTGCATTGAGAGAAAAGTATTTTAATTTAAAGACAGGAAAACATCTTTATGAATTTTGTCATGATTGGGTAAGTCAAGGAAATCAATCTACCGAAGGTATTGAAAACGCTTTTAAAAATTATCTTTACATGCAGGAGGTAGAAATTTGAGATATAAAGATACAATTAAAGCAGCAAAGAAAGCAATTAAGCTTGCGGATAAGAATCCAATGCTGTATACTGATGAAGAGATCTGGTACATGAAGAAGGCACTTTATATTGCTAGAAAAGATCTCGCAGCAAAACGTGAACGACTTAGTAAAGGATTTAAGAATGAAGCAACAACATGGGTCAGTGCGCCTGGTACAAGTGACTCCCGAGGCGGAGAAAACGATGGGGTACGTAGCGAGAGTGAGCAACCCCAACAATCAGGAGAATCCTAACGTCGCTGGACTTCTGAAGTATTGCATCAAACACAACCATTGGTCTGTGTTTGAGCAAGCATTCATGACTCTTGAGATTGAGACAAATCGTGGTATCGCTGCTCAAATCTTGCGACATCGTTCATTTACATTCCAAGAGTTTTCTCAGCGTTATGCTGACAGTTCTATGTTGGCAAATGAGATCCCTCTGTTTGATCTTCGTCGTCAGGATACTAAGAACCGCCAGAATAGTATTGATGATGTTGATCCTTTTATTCAACAAGAACTTGAGATCACTATCAAGCGACACTTCCAGAGTGCTATGGATATCTACAAGCAAATGCTTGATCTAGGTATTGCCAAAGAGTGTGCTCGCTTTGTTCTTCCTCTGGCAACTCCTACTCGCATTTATATGTCAGGATCTGTGCGTTCTTGGATGCACTATATAGATCTACGCAGTGCCCATGGCACCCAGAAGGAACACATGGACATTGCTGCTCAGTGTAAGGAAATCTTCGCTGAACAATTCCCTATTTGTGCTGAAGCATTGGAGTGGAACTGATGGCGACATACCCTGTAATTAATACTAAAACTGGTGAGCAAAAGGACGTTGTACTCAGCGTCCATGATTGGGATCAGTGGAAGACTGACAATCCAGACTGGACTAGAGACTGGAGTGATCCATCTACATGTCCTGCATCTGGAGAGGTAGGTGATTGGCAAGACAAGATGAGCAGAACTCATCCTGGATTTCATGACATCATGAAAAATAAAATTGCCAAGCACGCACCACGAAACAAAACTATTACCGATAAGTATCGTTAAACATATGCCAGTTAGAAAAAAGACTACGAAAGCACCTGGACAAGGTATGACTAATAAGCAAAAGAAAAGACGCAAGCCTATTAGTGAAGAATATATGCTTCCAGTTGAACCTCTTACTCATAATCAACAAATTATGTTTGATGAGTGGGACAAAGGTCAAATGATCTATGCGTATGGTGTTGCTGGCACAGGTAAAACCTTTGTTGCTCTTTACAAGGCACTTAAAGATGTCTTGAATGAGTATACACCATATGAAAAGATCTATATTGTTCGTTCATTGGTTGCTACTAGAGAGATTGGATTCCTTCCTGGAGATCATGAAGATAAATCATCTCTATATCAAATACCATATAAAAATATGGTGCAATCCATGTTTGAAATGCCAGATGATGCAGCATATGATATGTTGTATGACAATCTAAAGCAACAAGAAACTATTTCATTCTGGTCTACTAGTTTTATTCGTGGCACTACTCTTGACAATTCAATTGTTATTATTGATGAATGTCAAAACCTAAACTTTCACGAACTTGATTCAATCATTACTCGTGTTGGTCAAGATAGTAAGATTGTTTTCTGTGGCGATGCTGCACAAACTGATCTACAAAAGATTAGTGAGCGTTCTGGAATCCTAGACTTCCAACGTATCTTACAGAAGATGCCTGAGTTTTCTTTGATTGAATTTAGTATTGAAGACATCGTTCGTTCTGGTCTTGTCAAGTCTTATATTATTAACAAAATTAATCTTGGTCTATGAAGTTGTTTAATCATGTGGGACTAGATCCTATTGAAATGTCTGCTGAAATGGTGGATGGTAAACGTATGTATCTTACACCTGAAGGATATAAGTTTCCATCTGTTACCACTGTGATTAGCAACAATAAAAATAAGGTGGCGGGCATTGCTAAATGGCGTGCCCGTGTAGGAAAAGAAAAAGCAGACAACATCTCTCAAAGATCTACTAGTAGAGGGACTAAGTATCATTCCATTGCTGAAGACTATTTCAATAACAATCTTGATTTAAAAAAGTATAGTAAATTTCCACTTCCTGTCCTAATGTTTCATCATTCTAGAGATATTCTAGATCGCATAAATAATATTTACTTACAGGAAGCAGCGCTTTATTCCAAACACCTGGAGTTGGCTGGGCGTGTTGATTGTATCGCTGAATTTGACGGCGTATTATCTATTATTGATTTTAAAACCGCTGCAGAACCCAAGCGTGAAAAATATCTTTACGATTATTTTGTTCAAGAAACTGCATATGCTTGTATGCTGCAAGAAAATTACGGGTTGAGTGTTAAACAACTTGTAACTATCGTTGCTTGCGAGAACGGCGAAACTCAAGTCAAGGTGCTTCCACCTAAGAAAGAATTCTTTATGAAGTTAATGAGTTACATCGCGGAGTATCAAGAACGATATGGAGAAAAAACAATTATTAGAGGATAAATTTATGACATCTGCGAGATTTTCGCAGGAGGTGGAGAAGATTGCCTTGCACAATCCTGATATGAATTACATTGATTCGGTTATCCACTATTGCGAATTAAATGAAATTGAAATAGATAATGTGTCAAAGTTGATTAGCAAACCTCTGAAGGAAAAACTTCGTTACGAGGCACAGCAACTCAACTTTATGAAAAAAACAAGTCGTGCCAAATTAATGCTAGTATGAGCTTCTTTCAATCTGAATTAGTACGTGGTAACATCCAAGAGATGATGGAACTACAACAGTTTTGTTTTAGATCAGCGATGAACTTTGTTCTTCTTGATGAAAAAAGAAAACTTGATTACTTTGAAAAATTAGAATTGCTAATTGAAAAGCAAAAAATATTTCATGCTCGCATCAAGCTTAGTGACGATCCAGAAGCTGTCTCTGTACTTGAGACAATGAAGCAAGGTATTGTTATGCTAGGTGCTACTCCAGGAACTACTGTTGAACAAATGTTTGATGAACTACTGGAGAAAGTCCGATTCATGAAGGACAAACTTCAAAGTGGCACAGAGGATTGACGCCCGACTCTGTGCCTGTTATAATGACTGAGTGATAGGGCATCACACAAACCAAATCCAAATTTAATCTAAGAAAATCCTATGTCTTTTGCAGATCTAAAGCGTAAATCTCAGAACAACTTCTCGTTCCTTCAAAAAGAACTTGAAAAATCTGCTAGTGGTAAGAACGTTGACGAACGTTTCTGGAAACCAGAAGTTGACGCTTCTGGAAATGGATACGCTGTTATTCGTTTCCTCCCAGCACCAGATGGTGAGTCTATCCCATGGGCAAAACTATATTCTCACGCCTTCCAAGGACCTGGTGGTTGGTATATTGAGAACTCTTTGACTACTATCAACGAGAAGGATCCTGTTGGTGAAGTAAACCGCAAACTCTGGAACAGCGGTAGTGATGAAGACAAAGAGACTGCTCGTAAGCAGAAGCGCAAGCTTCAGTATTACAGCAACATCTATGTCGTAAAGGATCCTAAGCATCCTGAGAATGAAGGTAAAGTGTTTCTTTACAAGTATGGCAAGAAGATCCATGATAAGATCCTCGCTGCTATGCAACCTGAGTTCCAAGACGAGACACCTGTTAATGTCTTTGACCTTTGGGAAGGTGCTAACTTCAAACTGAAGATCAAGAAGGTTGCAGGTTACTGGAACTATGATTCTTCTGAGTTTGATTCTGTCTCTGCTCTCAGTGCAGATGATGATGACCTTGAGACTATCTGGAAGACTGAGTATTCTCTTGAAGCTTTTACTAACAAAGATCAGTTCAAGACCTATGAAGAACTTGAAGCACGTCTAAACCTTGTGCTCGGTGTTACTTCTCGTCCTGCTACTCGCCCTAGCGTTGACGATGAAGAGTATGAACCATATCCTGATCCATCTCCTGTTGCTACTGGTGGGTTTAATGATCCTGATATCACCACTCCTTCATCGTTTCGTCAACAGATGAGTGCACCATCTCCTGTAAAGCAAGAGGCAGTCGTTGATGATGACGATGCTCTGTCTTACTTCGCTCG